CGTGAACTGATACTTGATGCTCTCACCTTCTGCTTCTGCCAGACCGCTGAAGCGACCCACGTTGAGATAGACCCAGCGCACGGGATCACCCGGGGTCTTGCGGCTGACCAACACGCATTCTGCTGCGATAGCACCAGCCGAACCTGTCATGCCTCGGCCTGGCTCAGCCATGATGTATTCCACGCCTTCAAAACGCCGTTCAACTTCTGCCATGAGGGTGGCACCATAGGTCTGGCTGTCCGTGATGTCCACGCCGTAGTAGGCTGGGAACCCTCCGCCGATGTTCAACAACCACAACCTGTGACCCTCTGCTCGGGCGTCATGCCATATGGCTGACACGGTGTCCAAGCAGTCATACCACATGTAGGGATGCTTGGTCTGGCTGCCCACGTGGAAGCTGAGACCCACTGGTGCCAAACCCAGTGTCCTGGCCAGATCCAACAGCGGGATGGCATAGCTGGTGCTGCAGCCAAACTTGCGGCTCAGTGGCCATTCGGCTTCGGCGCTGCTGACCAACAGGCGTATGAACACTTCACAGCCCGGCGCATGCTCAGCCAGCTTGTGCAGCTCTTCCTCGGAGTCTGCGCTGAACAGAGTGATGCCCTGCGCATGTGCCCAGGCTATGTCCTGTGATCGCTTGATGGTGTTGCCATAGCTGATGTGCCCAGGCTTGGCTCCTGCAGCAAAGCACATTTCGATCTCTTGAGTGCTAGCAGCATCAAATCTGCAGCCCAGCTTGACCAAGCGAGCCAGTATGGCAGGATGAGGATTGGCTTTCACAGCATAGTGTATGTGTGCTGTGGGCATACCTGACTTGAGCTCTGCATAGTTTGATTCGACCTTGTCGATGTCTAGGACCAGCGTGGGCACGTCAAAGGTATTGGAGCGGATGTAGTCTTCTAGCTTGTTCATGTCAACCCCCATAAATTCACGTGCATGGGGGTTGTGGCCCTTGCGCTCGGAGGTTTTATTTATATTATAGATCTAGGAGAAAAGCAACCGTAAAATGCGGTATGAACATAGCATTCATAGGTGATAGTTTCTGTGCCAGCAAGAACTCCAAGGCATGGACCGAGCTGGTAGCCGCGCAGCTGGGAGCTACAGTGTTGTGCCAAGGTCAGGGAGGCGTCAGCATATGGCACAGCTACCAACAGCTGCTGGCACACATGGACCACCTGCAGCTGGCTGTGCTCTGCTACACTGATGAGTATAGGCTACCAAATCCCAGTGGCTATCCCATCAACCTGGGCAGCGTCAAGTACCATATCAGCGGCCAGCAGGACCAGTATTATCAGACCAGCTTTCCCCACAAGCAGGTCTGGGAAGCTGCTGCTGCCTACTACGATCATCTCTTGGTACCAGAGTATCATCAGCTGACACACAGGCTGATCATACAGCACATGGACGGCCTGCTGGCAGCACGACGTATAAGAGCCGTGCACTTCTTCAGCTTTGAGCATCAGCCGCTGAGCTTTGCCAGCGGTCCCTGCTGCGATCAAGGTCTCTGGGAATGGCTGCAGAGCTGTGGCAAGACCAGCATCGCGCACGACAGCGACGAGAACCACATGAGCTGGCCACAGAACCAACACGTGGCCGACGTGGTTAGCAGGCTGCTGGCCAGTGATAGCAGGGAGAGTTTTGCGCTGGACCGCGTGCGCTATCACCGATAAATATCGCCATGCGCATAGATGATGTAAACACTGAAGCCATACAGCTCACACCTCGCAGCGAGAAAGCTCGAGCGTGGATAGACAGAGTATATGCGCTGTATCCGCAGACTTGGCAGCACAACCACGTGATGGTGCTGGGTGGTGAGGGTGATGATCAGCAGTTTGCCATGTTTGAGCTGGAGCCCAGCCTGAGCAAGCGCGATGCCGTGGAAGTCAAGTGGTTCCAAGCCTATCCTCTGCGACAGGGTGTTGGCAGCCGCGCCATGCGCACCCTGCAGGATCTAGCACAGCAAGATGGCATCACACTCACGCTCTATCCCTGGAACAAGGGACAGGTCAGCCAAGGCAATCTGGTCAAGTTCTATCGCAGGTCAGGGTTCCGACCCACTGCCAAGGGTGCCAAGACCATGGCCTGGGAGCCCAGCGTGATGGAAGCCAAGCTAACCAACCGAGATCCCGTGGAGCGTTGGATCGCAGTGTTCAAGGCCAGCACACATCCCAAGTTCAAGGGCAAGAGCTCAGCAGAACGCGAGAAGATGGCACGCATGGCACAGTATCGCGCCGTGCAGAACAAGAAGACATTTGAAAACATGGACCACAGCAAGGACTCACAGGCAGTGCCAGAGCTCAAGGCAGCACTGCTGAGCCGCAAGCGACTGATCAAGAGCAAGTCCGGCGACAAGGATGCTGTGTATGACATCATCAACGGGCTCATGACCAGCATAGCCAAGGCACACGGCATCAGCGGACAGAAGCTGCATGACATGTGGGTTGACCAATATGATGAGATACCAGACACTTGGATACTGCATGAACACCGCGGTGTGCCAGCGGAAGCAATGCTAGCCAAGCAGCACGGCGTGGGAGTGGCCAAGATCAAGCAGCTGCTGGCCCAGGGCATCAAACATGAGCTGGCTCAGGCCACGGATCGCGCGGCGGCCCGAGAGATGGCTCTTGAAAAGCTGCAGCATGATCTGGGCCACTACGACCTCCTGGAAGAAGCAGCCAACATGACCACTGCTGCGCTGAGAAACCGGCTCAACAAGCTGATGGCGGAAGATCAGGCCTACGCTGATGCCACACAGCGAGCACCGTGGCAAGAAGGCGTGTGGCGCTTCATCACTGCCAACAAGGCACAGATATTCTCAGATCTCGGTGACAGTGGCAACGGTGACTATCCCAGCGCACCGTTCGCTGCTTGGTTGCTGGTACAGCACATGGATGCGCATCCTGAACGCCAGGCAGCTTTCTACAAGCTGCTGAAGAGTGCCATACCAAACCATCCCAAGCTGCAGTTCCTGCGTGACAGAGCAGCTGTGAACCAATGGATCATGCAGCACTATCAAGAGCCCCAATTCCACAGGGACGGCAAGCCCTTGGCCAATCCGACCTCAGACGTGCGTGATCACAGATTGTTCAAGGATGCTGGCATCAAGGCTGCTAGCAGGCAAGAGGCATTAGACAATGCTGTGGCAGCTGGCAACAAGCTGTTGGTGGCAGCAGTAGAAGCCACAGGTGCCAAGACGCAGCCCAGCTACACTCAACAGACCAAGGAAAGCATGGAAGAAGCTGCGATCGATACCACGGAATACGGTGGTTGGATCACACCTGACAAGCAGATAGAATACGTGGACACGCATGACCACGCCGCTCACGTGGCACGCCATCACAACTTGGACTATAACGAAGCCTTCCTCGATGGCTTCCTGAGATTCGCTAACCACAGCCGCACCAACACATTCTCGGTGGAAGGCATGCTGCCTGTGTTGCGCAAGACCTACCGCATGTGGGCTCCCACTGCGCTGGCAGCTGACAGGGTCTACGTGGACATCTACAAGTGGCAGGACCACATGGCGAACCAAGGATTGACACCGCACATGATGTTCAGGCCCCAGGATGGCGACAAGCCACAGATCATCAACAGCTTTGGACCTCAATCAGCCCAGTTGTCAGAAGGTACCAAGCGCAAGGCCAAGACTCTGATAGATGGCATGATCAAGAGCCTGATCAAGCAGGGCCGCACTCGCGATGAAGCCATAAGCGATCTCAAGAAGCAGGTTGACAGCAGATTCTACGAGGCAATTGATCTGCTGGCCAACGGTGACATACTTGAAGAGAATCTCAGAGATTGGTTCAAGCAGAAGTGGGTGCGCTTTGGACCAGACGGCAAGATCAAAGGAGACTGTGCTCGCGGCAGCAGCAAAGAAGGCAAGCCCAAGTGCCTGCCACAGGCCAAGGCACATGCCCTGGGCAAGAAGAAGCGTGCTACCGCAGCACGCCGCAAGCGCAGGGAAGATCCCAACGCCAATCGCAAGGGCAAGGCTAAGAACGTGAGGACCAAGGAAAGCATCGCAGAAAACTCAGCACTGAGGTCAGCCACCATGCGAGTGCAGCGCATGCTCAACGACAGATTTGGCGCCAACTTGGACATAGATGGCATCCTTGGTCCTCTCACGCTGGCCAGCATCAACCAGTTCATGCCCGCAGCGGGCTTTGGTCCCGCTGACGATCCCAGCCGCACCACTGCGGTGCAGGGCGGGGAACTCAAGACCGAAAGCTGCCCACACTGCGGCGGTGTGATGTATGAAGCCAGCCAGATGATGGAAAAGAAAGACGCCTGCTACTACAAGGTCAAGAGCAGGTACAAGGTATGGCCCAGCGCCTATGCCAGCGGTGCGCTGGTGCAGTGCCGCAAGAAGGGTGCCAAGAACTGGGGCAAGCACAAGGCCGAGGAAGCACTGCGCGAGGATGAAGACTACCACAGCGAGATCAAGATGAACCAGCTGATTGACAACGTGACGCACATGCTGGATCACGGTCAGGCCTATGATGCCCTAGAGACCATGGAGAGCTGGGACGCTACGGTTGACAGCGATCCGCGCCTCAGCGCACTCTGGGATCAAAACATGGATCAACTGGCCAACATGTTCATCCAGGAGCTCAAGGATGGCAGCGGTGATCCCCATGCGCTGGGACAGATAGCTGAGATGATCGCACGCATCGGCATACCCATGCCCAATCACAAGATATCTGCTATCCTAGACAGCAAGAGCCTGTTGATCAACAGGCTGGTCAGCAAGGACCTTCGGTATTCGTCTCTGCTGCAGGTGGTGCAGTCACTGGGGGCCATGGAACATTGGGGACTGCACTATTATCTGGAAGATTTCGTTGACGTGGAAGATGACAAGGCAGAAGTGATACGCAGCCTGCTCAAGCTCTACAAGAGTGGGCGGGGCAGCGACGTGTCAGAGATAATCGATAGGCTGCGGCGCGAGGGCCACGAATGGCCAGAGTTTGCCAGCTTTGACAAGAGCATGGGTGCTGGCAAGCTCACCGAGACTCGTGATGCTGCTTTGAAATGGCTCAAGAGCTATCTGCCTGCATGGCCCGATTATGTGGTGCGTGATTGGATGTACAATCATTTCAGAGGCGAGTGGGCTGCCAGCGGCGATGATCCCAAGACTGTGATACAACGCACCCTGGATGGTGAGGGCATGACTCCACAGACGCGTTGGAAGTTCGTGCCAGATTTCCATTTCACGTTTGATAGCCTGGATCCAGACACGGTGCGCCGCATCAAGGAGAGACAAGGCGGCACTGTAAATCCCTATGGTATTCCCAAGGATGCTGAACGCCATGCCACTCAAGCCACGCTGGCAGCACAGCAAGGCGGTGTCAGGGATGAACCCGTGATACTCAAGAAGGTAGGCGATCAGTATGAGCTGATAGAAGGCTGGCACAGGACCATACAGCACTTCAAGCAGTTCCCAGATGGTTACAAGGGTCCTGCGTGGATCGCGCTGGATGCCAAACCAGTCAATGAAGAAGAACAAGACAAGCAAATCACATGGACCAAACCAAACCTTGATTTTGAGTGGGAAGAGATACCGTTCCAATCCAAGGCTGCCGGCGTGCCTAACGAAGTACGGCAGTATCTACAGCAGCATTTCCCTGACAAGGCTACTTGGCTACGCACAGCACAACAGGGAAGGGTGGTCACGATTCCCGCAGATCACTCACTTGACATAGAGAACTCTCCACATGATGAAGCATCATTGATGCATGCTCTGAGATCAGACCAAGACCCAGGCGGACCTGGCAAGGCGGCCAGAGCTGAACAAGCCTTCCGTGAACGATCCGTGGAGATGCCAATCATCCTCAACACAGGCGATAGGCTGTGGTTGATCGGTGGCAAGACACGCTTGGGATATGCCAATTACATCCTCAAGATTCCAGCCAAGGTATGGATGATAGGTGACAACCTCAGCGAAAACTTCGCAGATGGCAAAGGCAAGATAACTCTCTACACAGATCCAAATTACTATGGTGCCGAGGTAGACGATTCAGCGGGCAAAGGCAAGCCGGTTATACAGGTACCATTGTCAAAACTCGTGGGATTTGAACCAGACGAGAAGATGAAAAGCGCCAAGAGCAGTGCTAACATGGAAAAAATGGTCAAGCTGATCAAGTCAGGCAAAGGCAGCGACCTGCCTCCAATATTGGTCAGGCGATATGAGGGCGGTTATCAAGTGCTTGACGGGCATCACAGATATCACGCTTACACCGCAGCCGGTGCCAAGACTATCCCTGCCAAGCTGATACCAGCTGATGAGATCAAGATCATAGACAAAGCTACAATCAACGAAAACTTCGCAGACGGCAAGGGTCCGGGTCGCAAGGGTGACAGTGGTCGTCACGGTATTCCAAAGCATGCTACCATAGCACAGCTGGAAAAAGCCGCAAAGGCATCAGGTCGCAAAGGCCAGCTAGCACGCTGGCAGTTAAACATGCGCCGTGGTCGTGCCAAGGCACACGAGTCTGAAGAACCAATGACTGCTGATCAATGGCAGGCTCTGCGCAAGGAAGATCCTCGCAGCTATCTGGGTATCAAGGACTATCGCAATCGCAAGTGGTGGGAGAGCCATTTCAAGGCAGCCATGGCACAGGCCAGGGTCAAGGGAGAACCACGCTTTGAGTTCCCTCCTGGCACCAACATGTGGTACATGGTCACCAAGAACCCGCTGGAAGAAGGCAGTCCCCCGCATGGCACGCCTGAGAACGAGCTGGCCATGATGAAGGCACGCACCAAGCCTGCTGTGACCTTCCTCGACATGGGCCAGTACGAAGAGATGTACGAACCCAACATGGAACTCTATGGTTGGATCAAGCAGAAATGGCGCTTGCCCAACATGGATGTCGGCTACTATGTGATAGGACAGCCTGGGCAGGAAGCCAGAGTCAAGCGCATAGGCCAGCTGATCTATGACATGAACAAGAATGGCCAGAACCCCACCGCAGACTATCACCGAGAGCTGGGACGACTGCTGGGCTACAGCGAAGCAGACATCAACGGTTTCCTCAAGGATCTCGAGCAGCAGAATTGATCTAATCTTGCTTGCGTGTTAAACTGCGCCATGACCACAGTGTTATTCAGCATACCCGTGCATGAGAGCAACGATACCATACGTGACACCATAGTCAACGTGCGGCGGTTCGCGGGCCAAGAACATCCAATCATGCTGCATGTCAGTGCCAGCTGGGCTGGGTTTGATGCTAGCATAGGCCAGTTGCCCAACGTCTACGTCAATCCACAGAGATGGTCCACGGCACACGCGCACAGCCAAGTGCCCACGCATGTGAGCAGCTTCCTGCAGGCAGAAGGGCTTGGTCTTCGCTTTGATAGGATGGCTATCATGCACACCAGCGAGCTGCTGATACGCCAAGGCATGCCAGATCACATCAGCGCCTATGACCACAGCGCATGGTTCACGCCAGACACGCAGCCAGTGGATCCACTGTGGCCGCCCATGAACCACGTGCGTCAGCTGGCACCGGGATTCCGCAGCTATCTAGGCAACCTCTTGGAAGGCAGCTGGTACAGCCGCAGTCTGTTCCACGACATGTGCGCATGGATCATGCGGCGCTGGAGCCTAGCTGATCTCATGCTGCCTGTGGCTCTGGAAGAGAGCCTGTTTCCCACGCTGGCCTGGGACCTCACCCAGGGTAGCCCATACAGCCATCCCTACTGTGCGTTCAAGCATGATCAGCACTTCCTGGCCGATCGCAGCTTCATAGAGGACATATGTGCTGGACGGCCCGTGACCTTCTGGCAGCCACACAACTTCGTCTATGACTATGCTCCGTTTCCCAGCCAAGGCATCTTCAGCGTGAAGCGCATCGACCGCCGCTTGGAAGATCCCATGAGGATGATGGTGCGACAGCTGTGATCAGTTAAATATTCATATGATCACAGAAAGCGCTCCCCTCACACTGGATGGCAGCTTCGCTCGCAGCCTCATGCTCAGCAAGCTATGGCTCTGCAGGCAGCTCAAGCAGCTGATGCAGGACCAGGACATCTCACGTTTCAACAAGGTATACAATCTGGGCAGCTGGTACGGCAACATGGCTCTGTTCATGTTGGTCAAGCACGTGCCGTTCAGGGTCATGGTTGATGTTGATCTAGACAGCAGCTATCTGCGCACCAGCCAAAGGCTGCTACCCCGCCTCTACCACAGCGGCAGATTGATCAGCTTGGCCTGCGATGCCAATCGCTTGGTCTATGACCTACAGCCGCCCAGCTGCGTGATAAACTGCAGCACCAACAACATGCGCAACGCAGGATGGCTGGCAAACATAGCCACGGGAACCTTGGTGGCGCTGCAGGGACGCAGCCACGAACCACAGAACAGGTTCAACACCGTGCGCAGCCTCAGAGAGTTTGATCAAGAATATCCGCTGTCAGAAACTCTGTTCCTGGGTGAGATACCTCTGCGCGATCCCGATGACAGCTACACGCGGTGGATGAAGATCGGTATAAAGTGACCCATAAATATCCGCAGGGAGCTGACTCATGGCGTTGCTGATTGGTGCTGGACAGAGATATGACAGAGTGATAGGCGTGGGCGGTGTCACTACCAGCACCGATGGTTATCTCTGGAGCAGTTCAAGCCAGATCACTCAGCCATTCCCACCAAACATGCGAGCCCAGGGTGTGGCAGGCAACAGCACTGGCACGGCATTCGTGGCCATCAGCAACACTGGTTGGAGCGCCACAAGCACAGATCTGTTAACATGGCAGGCCAACAGGCTGTTGGCGGGCAACTTCTCACCGCTGGGCATCAGCTGGGGCGAGAACGGCAGCGGTGCGCGGCCACTGTTTGTGCTAGCTGGTTCGCGGATCTACAACGATGACAACACTCTGCCAGGCGAGTACGAGCTGGGCGATCAGATCGCACAGATACTGATCAACGAGACTGGCAGCCCCTATGGCTGGGACCAAGCATTTACACATCCATTTGCCAACAGCTGGTTCCACAACGTTCGCTATTTTGAAAACATCATGGTCGACAGCGTGCCCTGCACCGTGTGGGTAGCAGTAGGACAGGTAAACGGTCAGCCGGACATATGGTTCACTCAAAACGTCAACTGGGACGTGAACACAGGTGCTCCTGATATCAACACATGGCAGAGAGTGGCCATCCCTAGTGGCTTGGTTAACCGACCATTGTATGACGTGACTGACTACCAAGGCACGCTATACTTCAGTGGCCGGGGTGTGGTCATAAACACCTCAGATCTTGGCACACCTGTGTGGCAGAGCAGCCCATTCTTCAGCGCTGTGAGTGATCTCATCAATCCAACCAGCAGCATGCTGCTGGGCAGCGTCTATGACAGCAACACCAACACAGTGCTGGGAACCAACTTCTATTACAGCGCCGATCTGCCCGTGAGCCAGGGCAACCACAGCCTCAGTGATTTCCTTAGCATAGCCAGCAACCCTGACGGCCAACTGGCAGCAGCCAGCAGTGGCGGCTTGATCTACAGCAATGATCGCATCGGCTGGACAGCCACAGTGATATCTGGCTATTGGTTCCAGAGCATGATCTGGTTCCAGGACCACTGGGTGGCCGGAGCCTACAGCGATCTCACGCAATACACCTATTGGACCAGCACGGACGGTGTCACTTGGTTGCCATGGAACAACGGCGTGCAGATCTATGGTCTCTGGGGCAGCGACACCGTGACAGTGACTAGCACTGGCAGCAATCTCTTGCTGAGCCAGAGCTCCACGGTGGTCAAGAGCTCACAGCTTGACAACAGTGACCTAGCAGCTTAACATAGCTTGACATCAACCATTTGGAGCAAGACATGAGCATCGGAACCCTGAGCGAGAGCGACAAGGCCAAGATCAAGGAATTGATTAATCAAGGCGTGGCCATCACGCGCGATGTAGAAACGCTGAAGGAAGGCCTCCGTGACACGGTAGATGCCGTGGCACAGGAGCTAGAGATCAAGAAGACCACGCTCAACAAGGCCATACGCACTGCCTACAAGATGCAGGAAAACCGCGATGCGCTGGCAGAAGGCCGCGAAGAGCTGGACGAAGTCGAAGAGATCCTGCTGATCGCTAACCGCAGCTGACATGAGCAGCTGGATAGCCATAACCGGTGGATGCGGCTATGTGGGCAGCCACATAGCTGCGGAAATCAGGCGCACCACGCAGCACAAGTTGCTGATCATAGACAGACGAGCAGCACAGCTGCCTCACGCTGCTGTGCTGGCAGATGAGGTAGTGCCACACGATTACAGCAGCGGCGCAGCATTTCAAGCACTGACCAAGCTGAGACCCGGGACCGTGATACACTGCGCAGCCAACAGCTTGGTCGGTCCCAGCGTCACTGATCCACAGCCCTACTACCAGAACAATGTGGTCAATCTCATGCGCCTGTTGGAGCACCTGCGCTCTGAGCAGCTGGACAAACTGATCTTCAGCAGCAGCAGCAGCGTTTATGGCGAGTGTGACCACGATGCCAACCGCGAGGACCAGCTGCCTGATCCCATCAATCCCTATGGTCGGACCAAGATGATAGGCGAGATCATGATCAGGGACTGGTGCTGGGCTTATGGTCTCAGCGCCGTGAGCTTTCGCTATTTCAATGCCGTGGGTGCAGGTCTTGGATTGGGCCAAGAACCAGGTGCTACTCACATCATAGCACGCATCATGGAGAGCCAGATCAGAGGTGAGCCATTCACCATATACGGCACGGACTATCCCACAGCTGATGGAACCTGTGTCAGAGACTACGTGCATGTCACGGACATAGCACGCGCCCATGTCATGGGCATGGCATGGCTCATCGAGAACACTGGCTATCACGTCTATAACCTAGGCGGTGGTGGTGGTTACAGCGTGAGAGAGATCATAGCAGCCGTGGAATCAGTGACTGGTAAGCCAGTGCAGGTCCAAGAAGGACCTCGTAGGTTCGGTGACAGAGCTCGCACTCAAGCTGACATCACAGCGGTGGCTCGGGATCTGCGCTGGGCGCCAATAAAAGATCTGCGAGACATTGTTTCTGATGCCGCATGCTGGTACAATAGTGACACATACAAGACCCTGGTCTGACTGGGTAAGTCAGCAGCTAGCAAGGTTCGCCGGCCACAAGCGGCAAGGAGGTAAAAATGAGCTACGTCGACGCGATAATCGACCGTGAGAAGAACACAATCTTTGTAGCAGAACGCTTGCCAGATGGCAGGAGAGTGCTCACAGAACATCCAACGAAATACGTGGTATATTGGCCCTCAGAGCGAGGCAAGTACATCAGCATCCATGGCACCAAGCTCGAAAAGTTCCAGACCAACAAGGACAAGGAATTCAAGCGCGAGCTGGGAGTGCTGCCCAAGGGCAAGCTGCATGAGAGCGATATCAATCCTATCTTCCGCTGTCTCTATGACAACTATCGCGATGCGCCAGCACCGCAGCTGCGAGTGGGCTTCTTCGACATCGAGACAGACTTTGATCCCTTGCGCGGTTTCAGCACACCCGAGGATGCGTTCGCACCAATCACTGCCATCAGCCTCTATCTCAACTGGATGGAGCGCAACTTCACCTTGGTGTTGAAGCCGCGCAAGATGAGCCAGCAGGTAGCAGAAGACATCTGCGCAGAATTCCCAGACACCATGCTGTGCGCCAACGAGAAAGAACTGCTGGACATATTCCTCACGCTGATCGATGACTGTGACATCCTCACGGGGTGGAACTCAGAAGGCTTTGACATTCCCTACATCTACAATCGCATCGTGCAGGTCTTGGGCAAGTCAGAGACAGCACGCATGTGCCTGTGGAACAAGTATCCCAAGAAGAGAGAATACGAGAGCTATGGCCGCGAGACCATCACCTATGATCTGGTGGGGCGCTGCCACTTGGACTATCTGCAGCTGTATCGCAAGCACACCTATCACGAGATGCATTCGTATCGATTGGATGCCATCGGCGAGTACGAGGTGGGCGAGAAGAAGACGCAGTATGAAGGCACGCTGGATCAGCTCTACAACAATGACTTCAAGAAGTTCATTGAATATTCACGCCAGGATGTGATGCTGCTGGTCAAGATCGATGCCAAGCTCAAGTTCATCGAGCTGGCCAACAACATCGCGCACACCAACTGCGTGTTGCTGCAGACCACCATGGGCGCCGTGGCGCTGATCGATCAGGCCATCGTGAACGCGGCGCATGACATGGATCTAATGGTACCAGCACGCATACGCGAGACAGAAGAAGAGAAGCAGGCGCGCTGGGACGAGGAAGCAGAGATGGGCGGCTCGGTGGTTGGTGCCTACGTGGCAGATCCCAAGCCAGGCATGCACGACTGGATCGGCGGCGTGGACATCAATTCACTGTATCCATCAGTGATCCGTGCGCTGAACATGAGCACAGAGACCATAATTGGCCAGATCAAGCCAGAGCTCACGGATGCTTTCGTCAAGCAGCAGGTAGCAGCCAAGAAGACATTTGCTGACGCATGGAACAGCGTGTTTGGCACGCTGGAATATCAGGCAGTGATGGAACAGAACAACACGCCGGTGACCATACAGTTTGAAGACGGCAACGAAGTGGTGGTCACTGCCAAGGAAGTCTATGACCTAGTATGGAACAACGGCAAGCAGCTGACTCTGAGTGCCAACGGTACCATCTTTGATTATGGCAAACAGGGACTGATACCTGGCGTGCTCACTCGCTGGTTTGCTGAACGCAAGGAACTGCAGGCAGAGTATCGCAAGTGGGCCAAGCTGGCAGATGAAGCCACTGACCCAGATGAAAAGACCGAAGCCAAGCGACAGGCAGTGTTCTATGACCAACGCCAGCTGATCAAGAAGATCTTGCTAAACAGCCTCTACGGCGCAGTTGGCAATCCTGGATCTCGCTGGT